AAACAGGGTGGGATCAAAAACTTTACTGGGATGCAGGCAGACCTCATTTCCCGTTGCTTGTTTGACGAAGAGAACAAGCTAGTGTCGGTGAACACTATTCAGAAGTGGCCCGCATCCGTGCAGATCGCAATCCATGAAATGTGCCAGAAGTTGTGTGGCCTGGACGATGCTGCTGAAGGTGAAGCAAAAAACGACTCGACAGCGGAGAGCGAAGAGGGTGGTTCCGTCTAGCTACTGCCCTCGGCATTCCGCTGCAAGAGTTAATGCAAAAGACGACAAGCACTGAATTTTTAGAATGGCTTGTCATCTTGAGAGAAAACGAAGACAAGAAGAAACCAGAGCATTACTATCTTGCTCAAATTGCTATGGAAGTCCGTAGCACTTACTCCAAGAAAGTAATGAAGCTCGACGACTTCCTGTTCAAACAAGAAAAGCCAAAACTAAAGTTGACTAAGAAACAAAGACGAAAAGCGAGAGCTGATCGTCTTGCTAAGTCAAAAGGATTTTGGATGGCTTTGGCTTCTGTTGGTAGTAAAAAGGGGAAAACGAAATGAACATTCTCGATACGCTCGTACTGCAACTGACAGCAAAAGACCTTACGTTCACTTCCACTCTGCGAACAACGGAAAAGGCTTTGCGTGCTCATGTACGAGCGATTGAAGCGAATGGCACCAGAGTGCTGGCTGCGGAAAATAAACTGATGGCTGATGCCGCCAGGATTACGCAGTCAGTACTCACCCCTATGGAGAAGTATAAGAACTTAGTTGTCGAATTGACGAGCCATTTGAATAGTGCTCGTATCTCAAAGACAACTTGGAATCGTGCGATGAAAGAATCGCACGCTGCAATCGAAGCGTTGAATCCAGCGATTCAAAGGCAGAATGCTTTGTTGGCTCATGCCGAGCAATTGACCACGGCGATGCAATCCCCGATGGAACTGTATCATCGGGCTATGCAACGCAACACTCAAGCTCTGAATGCAAAGTACATCACCACCCAGACTTACATTAGAGCCCAACAGAAACTCCATAATAGTTTGGGGCATGTACAACTCGCACAACAAGAAGAAACTGCCGCCATCCAAGATGGTATTCGTATTACAACAGAGATGGAGAATCACACGGAGCGATACGCTGCTACTCTTGGTCTCTTAGGGATGCGATTGCGACAAAGAGCAATTGACCAAGAAACGTACAATAGAGCAGTTGCGGCGGCGGTTGTGACGAGAGACAATACAGACCCTGCCGTCATAGCGGCCCGTGCCGCTGCCACTCAACAGCAAGCTCAAGCCTCGGCTGCTGCGGCTGCGGCTACCGCTGCTCATAATGCAGCATTGGCAGATGCTGCTCAGATCACTGCTGCTAATGTCAGTCCCCTTGAAAGATACAATGCCGGACTCGAAAGGGCTTGGCGTCATTGGATGGCTGATCGTATTCCGCTTGAAGACTATCGCCGCGAAGTTGAACGTCTTGGCAGAGAGTTCGATGCCCAAGACCCAACCATTCAAGCACGTAACCGAGACCAGCAACGTCTCAATCAAATCATTCAACAAGGAATGACTCCGCAGCAACGCTACAATCAAGCGATTGCAGAACTTGGTCGTATCTATCGCACCACCAATATGACAGCTGCTCAGTACAGAGCTGCTATGGATCGGGAGTACCAATTGCTTCCGCGGGTGGTCGAACAAGAACGGCTACATGCTGAACGACTGCGAGAAGTCGCTGCGATGACGGAACGACTGCGAACTCCCGAAGAACAAAGAATTGGTCGTCTAGCTCGTCTCATCCAACTACAACGAACGGCAGGAATGCCTGCCGAAACGTATAGACGAGAACTAGAGGCAATTGGTCCTGCCTCTAGTATTGCTGCTCAACGAATGGCTGCGATGGGTGCGGCCTTTGGCAGAGTGGGACGCAGACTAACGGCTGACGGTCGTCGGCTGGCGATGTACGTCACCGCTCCTATTGTAGCAATGGCTACATTAGGAGTAAGGCAGTTTGCTAAATTTGATGATGCCATGACCCGGTCCTTCGCTATTATGCGAAGAGTGACTGGTGAAATGAAAACTCAAATGTCAGGTTTAGCTCGTTCAATGGCATTGGGCACAATCCAAGGAGCCGACGAATTAGGTGAAGCTTTTTACTTCCTAGCTTCGGCTGGTTTGAATGCTGAACAGTCAATGGCCGCATTGCCAGTTGTGACTAAGTTCGCCACGGCGGGTATGTTTAACCTGTCACAAGCAACAGAACTTTTGGGTGATTCACAATCGGCATTGGGATTGAAAACAAAAGATGCTACGCAGAATGCTATTAACATGACGCGGGTGTCGGATGTGTTGGTTAAGGCAGCTAATGAATCGCAAGCATCTGTTGAACAGTTTGCCCACGCTTTGACTAATAAAGCGGCTGCTGCTTTGAGAAACACAAATAAGACAGTCGAAGAAGGTGTTGCCGTTCTTGCTGCTTATGCTGACCAGGGTGTTAAGGGAGAAGAAGCTGGCGAAAAACTATGGATGGTTTTGCGAGATCTCCAGCGTGCTTCGCTTGACAGCAAAGATGCTTGGGCAAAGCTGGGCCTGTCGGTGTACGACGCTAAAGGCAAGATGCGAAACATGGGAGATATTGTTGGGGACTTGGAAACTCGTTTAACAGGGATGACTGATAAGCAACGTCGAATGACGTTTGAAATGCTTGGTTTCCAAGATCGTTCTTTGTCCGCCATTATGTCTTTGCTTGGTGTGTCTGAGAAGATTAAGAACTATGAAGATTCTTTGCTTCATGCCGCAGGCGTAACTGAACAAGTATCTAACGATCAATTGAAATCGTTTGCTAGTCAACTTAAGATTCTTTGGAACCATGTTAAAGAACTTGGCATCCAAATTGGGCAGGTGATGGCCCCTTGGATCGTTAAAGCAGGAGAACACCTCAAACGACTTACCAAATGGTTCTCTACGGTAAGCACTTCCAGTAAGCAGTGGATCATTATTCTTGCATCAGTAGCAGCCGCCGTTGGTCCTGCATTGATTGCACTTGGGTTGATGTCTACTGCAATTGCTGGTCTTGTCCTTGTAGCAAATCCATGGACTTTAGGTTTGCTCGTTGCTGCTGCTGCTCTTGCTAGTTTTGTGTATTGGCTCAGTACATTTGGAACAACGGCAGCTATAGTAGAAACAACAATTCGAGATCTTGGAAAGGCAAACGATGACTTACGAAAGGGACACATAGACCAAGCATCCCGTTTGATGCAGTTGATTGAAAAACAGAGCCTCACTAATGAAGAACAATTTGAAGCAATTGGTCTTATTAAAGATTTAGAAACTGTTTATGGTCCCCTTGGTGTGCGACTAGATGCTAACGCAAAAAAATTAGTTGATTCTATTGGTCTTCAAAAGCATCTAAATGATTTGATGAAAGAAGCCAAGCTGTTAGAAAAAGGAAAAGAAGAACAAGAAGCTTTAAAGAATATAAGAGCTATCAAAAAAGAATACGCGGATGCTACAAAATTTGGTGCTATGTGGGTCGATAGTGTTTTATCTTGGGAGAACTTGGTAGGCACCCTGACATTATCTGGCACACACCAGAACGACATGACCAAACACACCAGTGATAACTTGACTGACATCTTAAATAAATTGTCGCAAGAAGAAATGGCCCTTCAGAAAATTAGAAAGGAAACGGACGCTATATATGAAGCGGCAAATAAGGGCGATCAAGGTGCATTGAATGATGTGTTGACTGGAGTACCGGCAGAGGTTGGGAAAAAAGTTAGAGAACAATTAGAAGAAATTGCAAAAGCGAAAGCAAAAGCCGATGCCGCAATGCAGGAAAATCAATGGGGTGCTTACGTAGATGAGTTCTTCGTTGGTGAAACTGATCTAGCTCAAGCAATTGAGAACGTCACCACCAAACTCCATGCTCAAATCGACGCATACAAGCAAGGACATGCTGCGGTGATGGTAGCCCAACTTGCTAGGAAGGGAGCTACCGAGGAGCAATTAAAACCGGCTCGAGACTTACTAGCCACTTTGAAAGAAATGGAGCTTGCATCGGCTGTTGATAAGATCAAAGAAGAAACGAAGTACATGAAAGAGAAAGGACATGAACTTCAACGATTGAAGTTCATCGAACAAGGATATACCGACATACAATTAACAGCATTTGATGATGCCACCCGTGCTTTTGACTTGAAACAAAAAGACTTAGAATTACAAGCAGAGGCCGATGCTTTAATTAAGAAGTATACCCCGAAAGTTGTCCTCTTGGCCGCTGCCCAAGAAAAACTTGATCAGATGTTGAAAGAGAATAAGATCACTCTTACTCAATACAACATGGCGATTGAGGATATTCAAAAGGAGATTGACGCTGCTAACAAGAAGGACAAACTCGACCTCAGCCCCACAAATGTAACGGCTGTTGAAAAAGATAGTGCCGAAGCACTTCGTATGTTTTATGAATACATGCGGGATAGAAAGAAAATTAATGATGCTGGCAATACCCAACAAGTTAAAGATGCAAAGAAGACTGCTGATGCAGTAGCCGCCGCCAGCACCCCTCCCGCAGCCCCAACTCTCCCTACCGCTCCAACTCTCCCTACTGCTCCTGCTGATCCAACTGCTCCAACTGCTCCAACTGCTCCAACTGCTCCAACTGCTCCAACTCTCCCTACTGCTCCTGCTGATCCCTCAAAATTTCCTGATACTTTTCATCCACCAACTCCTCTTCTTAGTAGTAAAAAAGCATGGGATAGAGCAGCCAGACGACGAAAAGGATATGATCCAACAGGTAGTATGGACTGGAAAACTCTTGCGTTAATCAAACAAGACAAACCGTATTTAGGACCAAGATCAGAAGCTGAGTTGTACCAACAAAGAGAAGCTGCTGCGGCTAAACGACGAGGAGGCAAAACAGCGTATGATCCTTTAGCAAAGATGAAAGATGGACCAATAAAGGACGCTCGCTTGGCTGCCCGTGCTATAAATAAAGATTCCTCTATGGCAGGTCGATTAACTGATTCTACAGAAGCAATGGCTCGACAAGATAAAACGATGGAGCCTATCAGGAAGCTCCAATTGGCTCAGCAAATGCGAGGTCATATCTTAGCTGAGAAATATGCCAAAAAGAGAATCAACGATCCAGAATTTGCCAAATACGGATTAAAGAATGATTCACCCGAAAATCGTGAAAAATTACGTGAAAAAAAGTTACTTGAATCGCAAGCTAGAAGATCTAATGCTGTAGCCAGTTCTGTTAGTAAACAACAAGAGATGATGGAAGGCGTACGTCAACGGAACAAAGGCAACGTGCAAGACAAAGAAGGCAAGTGGGTCTCGCCCGCCCAGCAACAAGATAAGAAAGAGAAGGAACAGCAAAAGACGCTAGAGACAATTGCCGCCAATACAGACCCCAAGAACATGCCCAGGCCAGTTGTCCTAATGCCAGCAAACGTGAGGTCCTTATAATGAGTGCGTCAATGCTAGGTCTTCTTTCTTGGTCGTTAAACCGAGATGAGGATGGACATCGAGAATACGAAGCAAAATGGTTGGTCGAATGTACTGACTATTGGGACGGTCCTTACACTGCATTGAATGCGTCGGGTCTTCCTTTTATTGGTTCTTCTTGGGACATTGGAAACGATTCTGATCTTTCTGCTTACTGTCAACCACAATGGCAACTCAGTCCTGTTCTTGAAGGAGAACCAAATAAGTATTGGTACGTTCAAACTCCGTTTAGTACAAAGCCACGGAAGCGATGCCAAGATAGTTCCCCCGAAAATCCACTAGATGAACCAATACGGTTGGGTGGAAGCTTTGTTAAGTTCACTAAAGAAGTAGCCGAAGACCGGAATGGCGATTTGTTACGGACCACTTCTCATGAAGTGTTGCGAGGTGCCGTTACAGAGTTTGATGACAATCGCCCAACTGTGCAAGTTGGAATGAACTTGTTGACATTGCCGTTGTCTACATTTACCCCAATGATAGACCATGTCAACGATAGTCCTATGTGGGGATTGTCAACACGAATGGTGAAGCTAAGTAATGCTACGTGGACCCGACAAGTGTATGGAACTTGCAGTTACTACTACACAGTAGACTATGAGTTTGAATGTAACTTTAATACCTTTGATCGACAAGCTCCCAGTGTGGGGTCGCGGTGTCTTATGTTTACTAGAGAAGCAAATGGTGATTTTGCATTTATGGATCCCGATGCAATAGACCCTAGTACCGGACAAGCTAACTACTTGAACCCGAACAACTTTATTGTTTACCAAGACAAGTACGATAACAATACTCCTTGTTTTCATGACAGTAAAGGCAGGGCAGTAGAAAGCGAAGATGATGTTCATCTTATTGACATTGAGTATTACGATGAAGCAAATTTCTTTGTTTTAGGAATTCCTGCTTCGTTATAACGAGGAGACCCTGATGGCCGAAAAAGTAAATTCTGTTGATTTCATCAAAGCACTAAAACAAAGAATACAAGATGTTCCTGTACAAGCAATGACGGAACGTTGCAGTAGAGTAACAGGTCAGTTCTTTATGGTATATGAAGATTGTGACGATGATCCTATCGAAGTCCGATCATCGGTATCGCGGCTAACAAAGAACAAAACACACCCGCATGTCAGCCGTTTCGATACAACTGCTAACTGGGAGCCGCTCGACCTAGGCCGATTCGTTGACAAGCCCTATGCAATTGGTATGGTGGTGGTCGAAAACAGGTCGGGGCGTAGCTACCGCGTACAACCTACAAAAGAACAACGAGAGGAAGATGCCCGTCGCATTATTGTAGTAGGGAATGAATCATTGCAGTTTCGGATCAATCCAAACGAAGCATGGTTTGCCGATTGTAGTGATGTGTCGTCTTTGCAGATTCGTTCTTTGTTTTCTGATTCGCCAGCATCGGCTCGCACCATTCTATTTCCCTGCTAAGTGATAACATGGCCGATGAAGCATATTATCTGTCGAAGCAAGACGTAGACGATCTCAAAGTCGTTCTAGCGGTAGAGCTCCGTAAGTTGTCGAACAAAAGACCTTATACGGAAGCACCGATAGGAGTTCCATCTCCAGACGTTTATTTAGCGATGCCTCCTTGTGGGCAGGGCATTGCTGCTAGAGTAGCAGACATTCCAGGTTCTGCTTATTGTTGTCTTTTTCATCTTGAGCCAACAAATATAGCAAATACATCTGGTGGGTTTTCTATTGTTCCTTTGATGGATCCAATTGATCCAGATAATAGACACATGCGACGGCGTGTATGGAACTTCAACACAGATGCCGTTCCAGCTTTGTATCCTCCTGCCGAAAAGTACATACAGATAGCCAGAGACAAGCATGGTCAATGGTGGGTGGCAGACATATACGAAGCACCCGAAGCATCCACCACTTCTACCACAACGATAGAACCAGGGATTGACTCAGCAGATTGTGAATGTACTTGGGAATGGCTAACTGATCATTGGGTATTGTCCAACGAAGATTGTTGCCAAGGAGCAGCAGATGCGACCACGACAACGCCAGATCCTAATCCATGTACATGTCCGACAAGAGAAGACGAAAACTCAACGACGTCCACCACGACGACGACAGCAACAGAAACAAGTACCACTACGGTAGAACCGGAATGGAAATGTGCATACCCCTTATTTTGTGGAACGACAAATGGTGATTGCACGCGGACTCGTTGTGCTCACAATGAAGAAGACCCAGACATAGAATGCACAACGACAGGACCGCCGCCAACCACAACCACATTGGACCCAGAGATACCCACCACTACTTCAACCACAGTAGATTGTAATACCACTACCACTACACTGGATATCGAATATGAAGATCCAGGCGGCGGGTGCAATGGAGGTTGCGATTGGTTGACTGATCCTGTAGGTCTTTATTGGTATGCGACATCAGGTTGTGGATTTAATGCTGATGATTGTGGGGCCAATACTTGTGGAGGTTGTGCGAGTCCTGCTGTGCCGCCAGATATATGTGATACGGCTTCTACTCCATGTGTCACTTACCCAACCGTTCCTCCTGCGGTGCCAGCCCCGGGATGTCGTGGAGGTGCTTCTTTCATTTGTGGATCTGATAATGCTTGGCACATGATCAGTTATTCGGATTGTACTGGATGTGGTACTCCTTATAAAGGTTGTCCTTCTTGTGCGGGTGATTACAATTGGGGCTGTTCTGGTTGTAGTTTAAACAGTGGTTCTTTGTCAGACAGTTGTGATGGGAAATGTGGACAATATACATCTATTGGTTGTGCCGCAGCAAAACCACCAACGGTAGATTGTGGTGATGGTAACGGTAGCAGCAGTACCTATGACCCATGCGAAGGGACCACAATTACAGAAACTTCAACCACAACTGCTGATCCTTGTGGAACTGTTTGTGAATGGGAAACGGATGAAACTTTACTTTGGATACCTACTTCTACGGGATGTGAAGGAGATTGTAATTGCCCTCAACCCCTTGGTGATCCTGTACAGACATGCGAAAAGGCGATAACAAAGTGCATCAGCATTGACCCACCAACGACTACAGTGCCGCCGTCAACAACTTCAACTACGGGAACAACTACTACAACTACAACTACTACAACCGAAGAACCTTGGTACTGCGACGGCATGGAGGATTTCAACTGCGACACCGGAACGTGCGTGCAAGGCCCTGCTGAATTTGAGTGTGGTGGGCCTTATGCAACAGAAGCCGCATGTTTGTCGGGTGCGGCACCTTGTGCAACCACAACCACAACCACAACAGTAGAACCAAATTGGTGGTGTTGTGGAAACCCATGTTCTGCTCAAAACACTAAACATTGTGTCCAGGGAATAAATTGTGGTGGTGGAGTAGAAACGTGTGGTGGTCCGCACGTAAGTGAGGCAGTGTGCGAGGAAAATTGTGATCCAGGAACTACAACTTCAAGCACAACCACAGCCACGACGACCACCACCACTTGTGAATGTGACGAACCGGGCAGCACTTGTTCTTTTGGTCAAGCACTTGACAATCGTTGGTATGAGACTACTCCTTGTACTGGAGGACTAGCGGGGGGTTGTAAATGCTACGCTTGTTACCTTGGTGCATGGATTTCACACGGAGACTTTTGGTCAGTAAGTAATGGAGTGGGTATTCTTACTGGTATTTGTGAATACTGCACAGAACCCCCTGACCCTCCCCATGCTTGTACCACACCAGCACCTTAATTTAGAATGCTTTGTTAGTAACGTAATTGGAGACCAGAATGAAGACTAGACCAAAACTTTCGATTGTGATGGCTACTGTAAATGACTTTGATGGTACTTACTTTACCATTCAGGCTTTGCGGGCTTATCAAAACTTGCAAGGTGTAGAGATCATAGTAGTCGATAACGAACCAGACGGACCACATGGCAAAAGACTAAAGTCTGATTTTGAGGCACAGAAGTATTTAGCCAACACGGCAGGGGCAACGTACATTCCTTTGCATCAACCAAAAGGGACAGCCGCCCCACGGCAGAAAGCAATCGAAGAAGCAAAAGGTGATTTTGTTTTATGTTTGGATTCGCATGTTATTTTTCCAAATGTAAATGCAATACAGATGTTGATTGCTTATTTTGAAAAACACCCATTATCAATTGACCTTATTTCTGGGCCGTTGCTAATGGATAATCTTATTCTATTTAATACGCACTTTAATCCTGTTTGGCGAAGTGAGATGTACGGGACATGGGGTGTGGCTTGGGAAGCCCCTGATGGTAAGCCATTTGCCGTTACTGAAGTCAATCAAAAGGTCGAGTACCATACATTAGATATGAAGTTTGAGAAAATACAACCAGCGTTAATGCCAGAAGGCATTGGATGGTCGGGCCACGAAACACACCTGTTAAAAGCCGGTGCCGTGGTTCTTGGAAGAAAAGACACAGATGTCTTTGCAGTGCCGGGCCAGGGTCTTGGTTGTTTCGCATTTAGAAAGAATGCGTGGCCTGGATTTAACATTCACTTTAATGCGTTCGGTGGTGAAGAACTTTACATTCACGAAAAGTTTCGCCAAGCGGGAGGCGAATGTTTGTGTCTTGGTTTCTTAAAATGGTTGCATCGCTTTGGTCGTCCGGGAGGAGTTCCTTACCGAAACACCAACTTTGACAAATGTCGTAACTATGTCTTAGGTCATCAAGAGTTAGGATGGGATGTAGCTCCTGTCTACCAGCATTTTGTTGTAGAAAAAACGAATGATGGAAAGGATAAGGTTACGCAAGAACAATGGGATGCGTTGATAGCAAATCCCGAAAACCCAAACCTACAACGCAGAGACCCGATGGATGGAGTAAAGAAAATGAACCTTGACCAACATTACGAAACGGTTAAAGCTAATAAGAGTTCTTATTTTACTTCGCACATGGATTTGATACGAGCAATGGCAGCAGAGAGCGATACAGTTGTCGATATCACGCGATATAGCGAAACGTCGGTTGCCTTGCTGGCGGGGCAACCGAAACGCATGACAACCTATGCTCTGGGCATTGGCGATGGGCCGGTATACAAAGCACTGGCGGCGGATAGCGGGCAATGCGAGTACAGCGTTACTTCTTTGGAAACAATGCCAGAACAGTTAGAAATTCCGGCATGTGACTTCTTGTTTTTCAAAACGCCACATTCATATGGGAAGTTGACTAATGATTTGTCTCGGTGGGCTCCTAATGTTTCTCGTTGTATTGGTTTGCATGATACGTATCGTAATGGAACGCGACTCGATGATGGGGGCGAAGGGTACGTTTTGCAAATACGAGATTTCATTGCAACAAATCCAGATTGGTTTGTGATGTGGCACAACCCAGATCAAACAGGAATGACTCTTTTGAGCAGGCAAGAAAAAGACAAACCAAAGGAACCGATTATTTTGTGGCCTCCTGGAAAGGGAGCTGGAACAGAACTTAAGAAACTTTTAAAGTCTCTAGGAGTAAACCCAACGCCTAGTTGTTCTTGTAACTCGGCAGCTCTTTGGATGGATAAGATAGGTCCTACTGAATGTGAAGTTGAGTTTGACAAAATCAGAAAACTAATCGACGAAAACTATGAGAAGTGGGGATGGAAAGATAAGCTAAGGATGGTGGCTGGTGGGATGGCAGGAGCGTTTACTCCTGGATCGGCCGTATGGGAAATGGACGATAAGTTGGATCCTGTGGGTTCGCTGATTCGCCTTGCTATCAAGAGGGCAAGGTTACAAGAAGCAGCGAAAGAGTAGGGGAACAAGTCCGCCGGGTATGTTCAAGGTTGAGTTAGGTCTGGTCTCCTCCTCAGCTACATACCCGGCGGCGTTCCGCTTCGGGGGTTTCTAGTCTTTCGTATCGCAAAGAGCTATAGCTCGATAACCTTGCCCACTCGCAGATCGTTGATGTGGGTAACGATAATGAATTGGAATCCTAGTTCTTTCGCTAATGATTCTAGCAAGGCTCGCAACCGCGGATGGTAGCCTGCCCAAACGTGTTTGAATGGCTCGTCCATCACTATTAGCTTACGCGGGGCGGGGCGGGTTAGCGAAACACAAGCCACCCGCAAAGCGAAGGACGCCACATCCACGACGCCTCCACCTACGCTATCTAGCGGATCTTGTAGGGCAATTCCGTTCCGTACCAAAACAAGATTGGCTTCGGTCTTCCCCCGCTTTCGCTCGAACAGAATCTGGAATTCATATGGGTCGTCGAACACGGCTTCAAGGCATCGGGACACGATACTAGATACTTTCTGATGGGCGTTAGCCTGAACCGCCTTTGCCACCTCTTGCACGATTTGATGGGCTTCATTGATACTCTCGCTCCCTTCTTTAGCCGTGGTAAGTGCTTGGCGTTCTTTCTTTACCGCTTCGACCGCAGTGGCATAATCAACTCGAAGTTTGTCTACTTTGCTTTTGGAAGGCAAGTATGTCATCAAGCACCGTAGGGGTTCTGTGTTTTAACAATGCTTCAATTTCTTTAACTACACTTACTATTCTTTCATACTTAGGTTGGCTAAGGTCCGGATGTACCCATTCTCGAACGGGCATCCAATAGTCAAAGATTTCAACTCGCAAGCGATGTACCCGCAAGCCTAGCAGCATCTGGCGGTCATGGTCTGTGGTATAGTTCAACTTGTATTTTTGTCTGCTGCTCAGCTTTCGGAATAGTTCAAGTTCGATCTCTGATAGCAGCACAATCACTTCTTGCGTTACTTCTGTTTTAATTTGAGGTGGATAGAACACCCCTCGCACCATACGCCGTGATTGGATCCGATTCTTTAGGTGAAACAGAATCTCAAGTACCCAGAACAATCGCATGTGGTTGACGTACAAGTCAGTGGCTTTCTGTATCTTAAAACCCCATCCGGCTGCCATTAGAGTAAGTCTCCATATTTGTTTTCAAACGATTCGGAGGCTTTCGTCAATTTTGTTTGTGTCTTTTTGGTTAGCTTTTCCATGCTCGCCAGTACGGTTCGAGCTTCTTCGATTGTTTCCACTCCAAACTCGGATGACAGTCTGCCGGTCAACGAACTAACTTCACCCTCGAGACGGTCGGCATCTCGTTGTAGCTTTTCTGCAATCTTTTTGAGACGAGTGTAATCTTCATAGTTCATTGCTTGTTCGCCTCCATTGCTTCTTGTATAAATTGTTGAGTCCTTTCGCCAACCTTATGGCGAACACAAAAGTTCTTGCAGGCTTCGACAAAGTCAATCGCATCGTGGCTAAGGTTGCTCAGTTCCTCGATAAACTGATTCAAGTTAGGAATATCTAATTCCTTTTCTTCCTTTGCTTTTGTAAGCAACAAGGTCTTGCTTTGATCTAGTCTATGTGGAATGATTTTGCCCGATGCGTAAACTAATCCAACCATAGGCTCATACAGAGCTTCATCGGTCTTTCGACGCATAAACCCACCACAGTTGAAAGTCGATCCTCTCTGGAATCCTTTATGATTGTCTCCGTATGCTTTAACATCATACCCAGAAAGAATACGGCCTAAAGAAGAAACATGATTATCCGAAGGGGCATCTTGATAAGAATTATCTCCAGACCAACAGTATTTATGAACCAATGCAATTTGCAATCCATTAAATGGGTGGTTTGGACAAGCTCTCAATGGAGTCCCCCACGGAAACGCATAGACACAAACACTGGAAGAGATCATCGAGCCTATATCATTTGGTATAAGGTTTCGGATTGCACCAGCTTCTACCAACGTACCATAAGCAGATCGGTTTAATTCTTCATAGTTATGATGTGGCAGATCATGCTGCCCAGGAATTGCACAGCAATCTCTTGGCAAATTCTTTATTGCAAAGTTAATCAATTCAGCAGGGGAATTCCATTGGTCAAAAATATCCCCTGCTATCAAAATAGGAGCTCGATACTTCTTTTGTAGCAGATCCAACTCACGAAGAGGTCGAGCCATCGCCTCATACCAATCAGGTTCGGCAGAACGAGCAACGGGCGGCAATTGAGAAAGGTGAAGGTCTGAGCAAACAATTGCTACGACTTTAGAGGTTGTCCGCACACTGGACATATCTTGACTTGTTTTAACTTTGCTTGATTTGTTTTCTGTTCTTGTTTTAACTCGCACAGCTCTTTTTCCTTTCGTTCTATCTCTTCAATCAAGTTGAAAAGTGTTTGATGTTGTGTCCGCATTCCAAGTATGGATTTGCCGATTGCTAGCAAATGACCGCAAGCCACAGCCCCCCGTCTTGCCTTGCGGTAGGTTTTACGGGCAAACACCGCATTGGTAAGCAACAAACGCTGACGGGCAACGGTGGCCGTTATTGTCGCCGCTAGGTCGATCAGCCCCTGCAATCGTTCGGCGGCAACTAGCATATCAGGCACCCAAGCTAGTTCTTTCTTTTGCTTCCTGGCAGTTTGCAACCGACTGCGGCATATCTCAATCTCTGTCTTTGATCGACGGGCTAGCGAAGATAAATGAGCAACTGCTTCATCAATAATCCCCAAGTTGACTATTTGGTTTAGTTCTTTGCTTACCTGCCCAGGAGTTTTATCAAACCAAAAAGGACCATCTAGTTGTCGATGGAAGTTGTTGACATTGACGTTAAGCACCTTGGCAATGGAATCAGGAACATCACTCTTAACGGCGAAGAACTTTAGTTCGTCTAACTGGTAGGAGTTTTTCTTTCCCTTGCGACGAATGATGGTCTTGCCATCTACAACAAGTTGAACGGTTGCCTGTTCCTTTCCATGCGTAATGAAATCGCTAGGTGCTTTATTCAAAGCGGCCCACCGCAGAGCCCTCAGCAGAGACGACTTGCCCGCATCAGTACGCCCTACTATCGTAGTGACACCGGGGTCGAACTCTAATAAGATCTTGCGGTGGGCCTGAAAGTTAATCAACTTTAAGGACTCAATCATCTTCGTCCTCGTCATCCCATTCGTCATCCTTTTCGTCGTCCCAATCATCTTCGTCTTCATCTTCTTCTATTTCAGAATCATCGTCGTCATTTTCCTCGTCCCAATTATCATCCTCGTCTTCGTCTACTGCCTTTGGTGGGAAAAGAGAATAGCTCATTTTGTTAATCTCCGAATAACTGAAGGCGATACTGATTCCAACCAATCGTCCAATCTCATTGCCGAAATGCGACAAAGTGATATGCGTTTAAGAGTATCTTGCCGCCACCTTAGTATCGTACTGAAGGTGGCGAATGGGCGAGGCTTATCACCAAAGCAACCATGCCCCATCAACGCTGTTACAAGCTTCCAAGGCATAATGACTAAGGGGTCTCGTTTATCTCGTTTCGTGATTAGTAGCCAACTAAAAGATTTGGAATGTTTAGCACTCTCGATTGTTTGTGCTAAGAATTGTTCCAGAACTTGGGGGGCGGAAGAAGATGGGCAGTCTAATAGATCAGCCACAGTTGATCTATTGTATCCTCGCTTCGCTTCAATAGACAAAGCTCTTATCAATGGGTCGCCTATGGGGTCCGTGGCACAGATATCTCCGTGCTGCCCATAGGTAGACTTGCCTGCCCTGCCTCTAACTTTAGCTCTAGCCCCGCTAGCCGATGACCGCCAAAAGATATCATCTCGCTTATTGTGCGACCACCACATAGAAAGTTGACGGCACAAATCTCTTTCAAACTTACTACCCTTGCTTGCTCTTGCCACACTACGAATCCTCCATGAGTCCACGACGATTAGAGGACATGCTGCGATTCCCTTCTTTTTTCGATCCGGGTGATTGCACTTCGACGTAACATTCTTTGCAATAGGGTCTACGGTTGATATATCCGTATGGGGGTGTTCTTACTCTCGAGGGTATGTCTTTGCGGGCTACATCTTGTAAAGCGATGAGTACCCGTTTGCATCTTGCACAATTGCAAACATGAACATCATCAGGAATACAATCAGGTACTATCGGGTCTGCGTTTCCGTTTTGTTCCATCAATATCTCCTCCATGAATTTGCTTCCTACTTGTGCGGCTTGATATGGGCGGCTGCGATTGCAGCGAACTCATGCCCAATCGTTCGCACAATGCTACCCATTTGGCCCTTGTCACGCAATCGCTTTCCAGCTTTACGCTTGGGGTGCCAGGGTACGGCAAACGTACGATACCGCGATTCCTTCGCCATATCTTATTGTTTTCGACAATACTCTTGAACGCTTTTGATCCTGGTTTAAGATGTCCTGTCAAAAACTTAGCGGCAGTCTTTTCTCCAACACCTTTGATTCCTTTCACATTATCAGTATTGCAACCAGCTAAGGCTTTCACATCAACCCATTGGATGGGACTAATCAACCATTCCTTTTTGAAGTCCTGCACAGTGATGGTTGTCTTCTTGTGTGGGTTGTGCATCGACACATGGGGCGACAACAATTGATATAGATCTTTGTCGCTCGACACAATCACGATTTCGTCTTCTTTAATGTCGGCACACAACTGGGCAATCAAATCATCAGCTTCGAATCCTTTCTCAAAGAACACATTGTTAAATCCAACCGACCGCAAGTAGTCAAGTCGCAATGCTTTGATCTGGACAAGCAGCTCTTCCATCTTATCGGCTTGCTCGCCATTCACTATGGATTCATATCTGTTTGCTTTGTATTCAGGATAGTCAATAGCTCGTTTGCTACGGCCATAATCAAAGCAAAAGATAATGTTGTCTGTTTGATGAAAGTCTTGCAAGGACACAATGTCCCTCATAAAACCAAACACCACACCAGTTAGTACCTCACCATTGGATAATCCACCCATAGCGTAGAATGCCCGATGGCAAAGATAGTTGCTGTCGAGTATGAGCCACTTCTTCATTTTAACTTACCTGCCTTCCGTAGCTTGACAATCTTATTCCGAAGCCAATGCAAACTAATTGCTTCTCGATCTTCTTCCATGATCGACTTGAGCTTGCTTCTCACCACGCACAGCTCCATTTCTGTTGGAGCATCGGTATGCACAATATCAGCTTGTGCTGCTTTGAATGCTTTAATAATGGACTCATCCGTCATCTTGATAATCAACATGGCTAGCCTTTCTCTAAGGATCGACTTGTATTTCAACCACCCATTTGTCTTCTTCTTTGCTTACTCGATTTAATGGTCTTTTTGCTAGGCAATGCTTTGTTTTTCTTACTCATAACGGCGTTTCCTTTTAACAGTAGAGGCTTCCTCGATCTCTCGCCAAACCTTACCCGCTAACTGTCTTAGTGTTACTTCATCTTCGCTTTCTTCCACCAATTCAATTAGCTTGTCCTTCGTACCCTTGAAATCAAACTCTATTGCATTGATCTTTCCTTCGGTGCCCGACCAATGCTTCTCTTCGAGCAAATAGTCAATACACGACCCAAGATCGTCAATCCCGTGGCTATGGTGTACTGGCACCATCACAGTACGGTCACGGCCTGTTACCCGGTTCTTTTTCACCTGCACCTTAGCCAGAATGCCAAGCTGTCTGGGCTTCCCCTTTACCGTCTTTTTAATCTTCTCTCGGATACTGCTCCATATCTGGAGTGTGGCATAGAACTTCAATGCTTTGCCGCCTGCATGAGTTTTCTTATCACCATATCCAAACGTGCCAATGGCGTCTCGAGTTTGGCTAATGATAATCAATATCGAATTGGTCTTCTTGAGACCAGAGATCACCCGTCGCAGGTACATCGAGTTCAGCTTCGGCTTGCCCATGTTAAACGAGCCAGTCGCTTCTTTCCCTTTGCGGTGTGCTTTCTTTCTGTTCTCGAAAGCATCAGCTTCTTGAGTATCGCTCAATCCGTCCATACTGTCGAGGATGTAGATAAAGGGTTTGCCTTCTTTTACAGCATCATCAACATGGTAGTAAAAGTCTTCGGCTAGCTCACTATGGGTGTCATTGGGGCCTGGAGCTTCTAGGCGATTCGCTACCTTCTTACCAAAGAATCGCTCTATATCCATCAAGGCCCCGCCTTCGGGTGCATCATAAATAAGACGGTAATCGTCGAAAGCCGGGTTGTTGGCCGCTTCGGCAAGGCTTGTCAACGCCAGAAAGGTTTTGCCGCTGTCGCTGTCGCCTACAAACAAATAGTAGTGACCAGCACGAAAGCATTCGGTTGAGCGGCCAGATACCGCTAGGTTTAACATGGTCGAACCACTACTCAACGACAACGGGCGAATCTTTTTAGGTTTCTTTTTCATGGCTTTTTCTATCGCATCCGTGTCCATAGTACCCTCAAAACAAAGAAATGGTGGGGGTAGTATATATACTACCCCCACCACTTTAATCATAACTCACAACGACTACTTCTTCTTCGTCTTCTTCTTCGGAGCAGGTTCATCGTCATCGTCATCGTCATCGTCATCGTCATCGTCATCGTCGTCGTCATCGTCGTCGAACGGGATATCGTCATCATCATCATCCTCGTCGTCTTCAATTTCTGCAACGACCTTCTTCTTCGAGGGTGGTGCAGACTTCTTTCCAGACTTCGAGGAAGCCTTGGCCTTTGGGGGCTCATCCTTTACACAATCCGAAGGCAGCACGTTCTTATGAACTTCGCCTTCCTCGTCTTCAAGCACCAGGGCCATACCGTCTTTGCGAATTTTGATAATCTCGCAATCGCCATGCACCTCATGGTTTACCTTATCACCGACGACAAAGCCAAGGTCTTCAGCAGATGGTTCTTCATCGGCTTCTTCCTCGTCGTCGTCATCATCGTCGTCCTCTTCTACAGGCTTGGCCTTTGGCTTTGCCTTCTTCTTTGGAGCAGGTTCTTCTTCTTCATCGTCGTCATCGTCGTCGATGTCATCGTCATCATCATCGTCGTCAACCGGCTTGGCCTTTGCCTTTTTCTTTGGTGCCGGTTCATCATCGTCGTCATCGTCATCATCGTCATCATCGTCATCGCCACCCCCGCCAGCAAGGTAAATCGCCTTGAGGTCCTTATAGCTCATTAGCTTGGGGATATCATCGAGGCAAGGAATATCTTCGATGTCGATCGTAAGATCTTTCTTGCGTTCCTTGAACTCGATGTCCTTCACTTCGCAGTAATTGCGACCACCGAAGGCTTTCTCGATAACGGTAAGCTTCAACGACATGCCCCCTTCCAAGTGGAAGAAGTTATGATAGTTGTCGTCCTCATCCTCATTCTTGATCTTGATGTCCAGCAGCTTGCCAAACAAGTGGAAACTCACGTCCCACAGTTTGATCTTGTCCGGCTCTTCTGCATCGACAACAAAGAACAATTGCCGTTCCTTGGGGTACATCGACTTGATGACTTCCGGATCGGCATCTTCGTCTCGCTTCAACTCTGCTTGTGCTTCACAAACAGGGCACTTGCCTCCGTTCGTGCGGGCAGGGCAAACGTAGGCCGCATTCTTTGGCCCAACACTGCGGTGAACAAAATAAGTCCGCTCGAAGTAATCCATTCCTTCATCGGCATGTTCGTTGTCCTTGCCAGCAAGGTAAGGCAAGATGTCAATTCGCATCGTACCTTTCTTGAGCTTAAACATTTCCATGCCTTCAGGCACCAACAACGTGGTCTTTTCAAACCCCGTGTCGTGTGTCACAGCCCTTTCCTTGGCTGAAGCGTAATTCATTTTACGCTTTTCTTTCTGTCGCTTTGTCTTTGCCATTGTGGTCTCCTATTTTGTAAATTTCACGATTACGACGACGGAACGATTGTCTTGCTAACAGATACGCATAAGTTCCAAGTTGAGTACCTATCCATATCATTATCAACAAGACAAAAGCGATGGCTATGACCATTGCAATTACTAAAAACACCACCGCTGTATTGCTCATTGCGTTCTCCTTCCTTTTGCTCGAAGTGCCCTCTTTTCGATCTTTTCCATGACCTCTTTGTTTGCAATGTTTGCTCTGGGTGAATCAAAGTATTCACGCCCATGCAGATCGACTAACTTCTCAAGAGCACGTTTCTTGTGTTCGAGAGCGTTAAGTCCACCCTTGATGATGTCTGCTTTGTACTTGAGTTCATTGATTCGCTTCTGCCGTTTAATAATGCGATCATCGAGGGTCAATGCTTCCTTGACAGCAGCTTCTGTTTCTTTTACCAATCCATACTTACCAGGGTTGGCTCTAATAGACTGCATTACCTTGGCTTTGAGAACTTCAAAGTCGGTTTCTTGATCTCGAATGTCAGCGTTTACTTGAGCAGCTTTGTCAGCCAACTCGCCAACAAGAGAAGGTTGGCGAACCCACTCTTTATCGAGTTGATACAGATCAATGCCTAAGAAATCGTTTTCGTCGTCGGCCATATAGTACCCCCTTTGCTACAGTATCGTAATGAGCAAGGCTAGCTGCTAATGACTTCGTAGCAGGCTGCTATCAATCCACCTTTTTTAGAATCGTAAAAGGCATCGCGGAAAGCGGTAAGTATTAGGTAGCAGCGAGCCGGTTGGTGATTGTTAAGGACACAACTTGACGTGTACCCCAATACCATATGACGCAACGACTCTACATCTTCGTCGATCTCTTTAAGTATCTTAGATACTTCAGGCCACTTGGTTTTCGGATTCATCAATGCTCTGGCAAGCAGAATTGCTTGCACTTTAACATCGGCTTTAATGATAACATTCAATTGTTGATCTTCGTCGTCGAGATCAATCACTTGATTGAGAAGCACCAACGCCATACGAGCCGAACCCTCACAATGCTCGGCTATCTTTTCAAAGACTTCATTGCTTACTTCTTTCTTTTCTTTCTTGGCGACCGTATCCAACAAAAGGACCACATCTTTTGCTGACAACGATTCGACCTTAATATCGGTGCATCGTGTCCGGATTGTAGATTTTAACTTCTGTGGATTGGTAGTCGCCAATAAGAAGTAAACATGGTTTGGAGTGTCTTCGAGGATCTTAAGAAAGGCATCTTGTGCATCGCCTGTAAGCTGATGGCATTCGTCGATCAACCAAATGCGACAAGGACCTCCAATAGGTGATAAGCTCAAACGATTGCGAATTTCCCTCACCATTGCAATTCCGTTAAAGTCGGCACAGTTGACTTCATTGAAATCAGCATCAGCACATAGCAGCTTCTCTTTTACTATTCGTGCCAACGTGGTCTTACCACAACCACTTGGTCCCGAAAACAAAATGGTATGGGGGATGTTGTTTCCCTTCACCATTTTTGAAAGGACGGCTACCGCAGCTTCCTGCCCCACCACAGACTTAAATGTCTTGGGCCTAAACTTCTTGTATAGCTCATTTGACATCGATCACCTTATCTTCAATTTTGAAACGGTCGCTAAACAATCCGGCTGCCCGTGCTGCTGCTTCTTCAACTAACACATATCTCTTTCTACATATTTCAAATTCTTTGGCTACTTCGTCTTTTTTATCGACCATCATTTGTTCGGTTTCTATCACAACCGCTTCATCGCAACTACACCGAACAGTAAACCGAACTAATGCAGGAATTTCATCTAAATGAAGGAGCCTACAGAGTTCTGCAAACTTAGGGTCATTGAAATGAGCTATCACTACCATGCTCATTTTTCCTCCTTGGGGAGATTGCCCCCTACAAATGTAAGTAAAAGACGAAATGCCTGTTCTTGTGTGAACCCAGCTTCTACACATCCTCGGTAAATACGGAACCAAAACTTAGGAAGGTTATCTCCAATTTCAGCGGCTGCTTGGTCTACATCACTTTGTTGCTTCGGGTTGAACATTGCTCATACTCCATTGTCCGTTTTTCCACTCTACATAACGAAAAGCTTCTTCTTTGTTTTCACCAAAGTCTGCTATTAGCATTACATTCTTTTTGTTGATCTTTCCGTCTGGGTATCTTTTGGTCACCATCCAGACACTGTACTTGGTTCTGTTGAGCCAAGAATAACTGAGCACCCAATATGGCATCTTTACGTTATTATCGTAATGACCAAACATTCGATGAGCAGTTGTTGCTAAAGTAATCACTTCTCGTTTAGGCACATACGGTTTGTTTGGAACTCGTTGTTTTACAAGTGAAATAGTCCGTTGTTTGTTGTAATTGACAAAGGACGTAAGATTTTCCATGTCTTTGTAGTTGGGGTCGTCTATTTTGATTGCTTCTACTAAAGCCTCCGCATAACGATACATCAGCTGGGCACTTAGAATGTCAGCGGGTGCATACCTATCGTCTGGTGTGTTAGTAGCATCGTAGCCCCATAGCTCTCGACTTACTTCCGCTCCAGATAAGTAAGCCGTCCATTCATCTAACACATACAAAGGTGTATCATTCCATGATGGTAGTTGTTGTCTAAAATACAAATCATAAATATGACGCCTCCATTTGGGGTCTATTTGTTGCGACACGCGGGTCAATGTTGTTTTGGGGTTCGCAACAATCCAGTATCTACCATTGCCAATGTAAAATGGACTTACTCCTGGTCCTACTTGTCCTCGTAATCGACTATTAAGACCATGAACGGTTTCATGAGCCCAATTTGTTTTATCATTGCGATTAGCGTAGATATGACCAGCAGGCATTCGTTCTTCTATGTCTACCAACTTGAAGCTTTTGTATTGATTGTAATCAATACGCCGAGTTGCTCGGATTGTGTGAATACGAGGAAGAAATGGAGACAATTGAGAAAGCAAAGCAATACATAGAAAAGCAGACAGCATGGTACGCTTCCTTGCTACTGTTGTTTTATTTTTTGAACTCAATCGAAAAGACAGTCACAGCCCAAACAAAAGGAATCACCAAACACATCAAAATGAAAGTTGTTAGTGTCATGTTTCTTCTTTCTTTCTAATAGAACAAGCAGCACCTTCTTTGTACGTGCATGGATTCGTCAAGGATTTATGCAAGGCATTCAAAAAACCTGCGGCGGAGTCAGCTTCTTCTTTTGTGGCACCGGTCTTGAACAAACCATAACCGACCACTTCGTCATTCACGCTGATGGTGAGAGGCCCCCATTCGGCAACGACAGCGAAGATGCTTTTCACATCAGCTTCATCATACTTCATTTCGATCTCAGCCGTGTGGTCTTGCTTCATTGAAACCAACTCGTCCCATCGTCTCGATGAGTTGCCTTCTGGTGCCAAGTACCGTTGATTGGGGTCACTTCCGCTTCGATCTCCATCGGCACGATTATCCATTTCCAACACTCCCTTGATCGTTCGGTAGTTATTTCCTTCACTAACGATAAATACAGTTCTAGCTCGTCTTCGTGAACATCACCAACAATACTATCATGAATCTGCCCAATGATCTTGGACTTCATCTTTCGTTGGTTGAGTTCTTTCTGTAACTGTATCAAACTCCACAACAGAACGTGAAAAGCAGACCCTTGTACTGGATAGTTCGTAACGTCGTTTCGCTTATAGACACCACGGCAGACAAAGCCAGTTAGTGTCTTGAAACAACCGTTGGACAAGTAGTCATTGTAGAACTGGCGTTTCCAGCTTTGGTGTTGCTTGAATCGCTTCCAAAAAGCCTCTTCGGTTTCCTTAATATGATACTCGAACGTGCCTCGCTTGGGGTCGCTGTCTGGCTCGCATTTGCCGAGTTTAGTTATACCTAAACTGGCTAAATGCTGCTTGACAGGCACGCCGTCCGCGGTTTGCAGCTTACGCAGGTCGATGGCATCCCATAGGTTGCGGGCACAATCCAAATAGTAGCTCCCGTAGAACTCTGGAAACACAAACATATTCTTGGCACAGTAACGACTATCTTTGGTGACTTGGCCCTTACCCAACTTGTAAACCATCATCGCCATGTCCCGGTGCATGTCTTTTGATGAGTCGTGCAAGTAGTTGACAAGCACTTTGTCTTTTGAGTAGCAAGACATGATTCGGACTTCGATGCCACCGAAGTCATTCTCGACAATACAATGCCCTGGTCGTGGAATGAATGCAGTTCGTATGAGTTCAGCAATTTCGGAGTTACGAACTGGGATGTTTTGGAAGTTAGGGTGGTCGCTTGATGAGCGAAATGTTTTGACAGTATTGAGATTAAAAAACGGATGCAAAAATCCATTTGAGTCTACTTCCCGCAAAATTCCTTTTAAGTAGGTGCCACTCGCTTTACGTAATTTTTCAATGGTAAGGTAGTCATTTACAAAAGGCAAGTCCACCGTTCGCAATGCTGTCTCATCTACCTTGGGCCGTCCTTTATCCGAATAGGAAGGAACCCGATAACCCATTGTCTTAAACAGAATGACGCCAAGCTGTTCCTTGCTTGTTAACTTCATGCTGTTGCCATACTGCTTTCGCCAGATCTTAAAAACTGCATCATCTCGAAGCCTAATCTCAAGCTTCTTAATCCGCTTGTCCGTTTTCACGATTTGCCTATTTAGATACTCCGTATCGACACGCATCCCATTAGCTTCGACTTGCGACAGAGCAATGGAACCATCATGAAACAGTTTATAGGCTTCGAGAGATGCAGCCAGCATGGACTAAACTCCTTGGAGGGCGGGTTCTGGTTCATGTTCTGAAACCGCTTCTTCGGAGTCTGCCACACTTGTTTCCGACCCACACTTGGGGCTACATCGTTTGTCCCTGCCACTCATCTCGGCTCGTACCGTTTCCATTCCATTGCTGTTTTCCGTTTGGGCCGCATACAAGCTCACTACGGACAATAGTGACTCAAAGGAACGTTGCGGTCCATCGACCTTAGTAACGATCCAGCCACCAGCACGCATCAACGCTTCGCCAAGCGAAACCACCAATTCTTTTTCTTGTTCGCGTCCTTTTAACAGATCAGTTTTCTTGTTCATGTACCGCATCAATTCGGCAGCTTGCGTGTCAACCTTACGAGTCAACTTACGCATCTTCCTGGTGATCTTTTCGATCTTCTGACTGCTGGTCTTTTCTTTCGTTTTCATCACGATCCCTCTTTTTGGTTTGCAAACTGTTCATTGTACGTTACTACATCCGATAGCAAATACTCGGCTGCTACCGAACACAACTCTTTGATCCTTTCGTCGTTGAAGTCAACATCGTTGTCCTTCCACATAGCAATACGTACCAAATCTTTCAACATCGCTTCTTCTTTGGTGAGAAGAAACAAGGTTCGATCTTTGGCATTTTCCTCACTAAGAACATCTTTAGCCATCTTTGTCCTCCTTCCCTGCAAAATACACATGCCACACATACCCAATATCATCGCAAACAATGGTGGCGACATGATGGATCACCGCATGACCATCGTACCGTTGCCCTGTTCCTAATACACGAAAACGAAGCTCTCGTTGTGTTTTACCATCATCGTCTGCTAAGACCGAATACCACATAACAACTTTATCACGTTGCCTTCCAATCCATACTTTTCTGAAAGAAGACGACAATACCAGTGTTATGTCATCTAATGGCCGTCGAATATCAAACAATTCAACTTTGTGAATTATCCTTGCACTCATTTTACAGACCTCCACCAATGTTCGTACAATTTAACTCCACACTCTTTGATCTTCGCTGTTAGATCCATTCGTTGTTTATCATACTTTGGATCTCCTCGATGATGAAATTCAAGGTACAGTTCATTCACCTTTCGCATCGCATTGATTTCTAACATACGAGGAAGTATCTCGTATTCGCTGCTTTCGACGTTCATTTTGACAACAAGATAATCGCATTGTAGCTTACGAATGTATTCAGCCACATCAAAAGATGGCATTGATACATATTCAGTACCTCTTGTGTCTCCAATAAAAGGATAGTGAGATACGCAACTCGCCACAGTAAATGGACCCTCTTTTGCCATACGGAAACTAATCATGCCATCAACCACCCACGCCACTTTTTCAATGATGGTGATGTTGGGGTGATGTTCTTGCAGTTTTAGGTTAGTGGCACACGGCTCGACCGCTATAATATCGTACTGAGCCGCATCGTCCCGCAAAGCAAAAGTCTGGCGATTTGAATGCTTGGGGGTGTTGAGAAACTCGTTGATCGAATCGCCGTAGTAAGCACCGAGATCGAGGAATACTTTTCTCATTTGAACAGCTCCATTTGTTTTTTGGCGATTTTGTATTCAAGCAACGAATCCAATCCATTGTATAACAGTAAATCTTTAAGATCGATTTCACTCGAAACTCGATTTACTTCGTATGATCCTTCTTTCGTTCGTAGATATGGTTTAATATGATCGTCAAAGCTAGGGGTTCCAAGCAACACAAAAGACTGGAACTTCAAACTGGTTATGTCTGGTCTATTGTCCACCAAATGGGCAGCTATCATCGAGTCCCAACCCCATCCAACTACTCGATGCTTAAGAATCGCTTTCGTCCAGCGATCCTCAAACTTCATGTTATGGGCCATCTTTTTAATGTTCTTAGCAAGCAGGAACTTGCTCATCTCTTCTGCTGTTGCTCGCGTCCAGGGAAAGGCTATGGTTTGCTTCCCCCGCCAACAAATAGAAGCAGAAACAATCTGAGACTTGGGGCTGTCTGGCTTTAGCATGTTTGTTTCATAGTCAAATGAACACAAACCACCACGTTCAACGATTTCACGTATTGCTTTACAGGCCAAAGTAGGGTCAATCACAACGTCCACATCTTTTGCGTAGTCTGGTATCTCCGACCACGGGTTTCCTTCTAAAGCAAAAGCCGATTCGATTTGGTCTTCGAACTCCTTCTCGAGGACTCGATCCTTTTTAGTTCGTACAAGATAGGCAGGGTTATGCGTTGGACAAATCCATACATTTAATTTGGTACTAGGAATCTGCCAACCAGTCCACCGCGATGCCGTTCCTATATCACCTTTCCATGCCATGCCTATTACACTTTTGGCAGCGGCATACCCAAAGCAAATCACAACTTTGGGTTTCAGTGTATCAATTGTCTTTTGCAAGTTAGGACGACAATAAGTGACTTCGGCATCACTTGGCTGTCTGGCATGGGGTGGATGGCAGATCAACGCATTTGTCGCCCAACAATCTTTTCGCATATCTATATCAAACCGTCGAAGTGTTTTCTCAACTACTCGTCCGGTATCGCCACACAGTTGACATCCCTCCTCGTCGTCGGTTGTGCCGGGTGCCTCGCCCACAAGCAAAATACCCCGCCTACCTTTGCCTGTCACAGCCATTTTGGGCGAACGGCAGGTCTTGTACAAGCCGCAAGCACCGCACTGGGCAACGCGAGACAGCGAGCCTCTCGACTGCTGCAATACCGATAATGGAAAGAAACCTTCAGGCATCATTTATTCCTGTTCATGTTTGCTTGCACTTCTTCTTGATATAGCTTCAGATTTTCATCACGGTCCTTCTCCGCTGCCGCTAGCTCTGCCTGGAGACGGGAGATTTCCGCTGCCATTTGTTTGTGTTCTCGCTGGAGTGTTGAGATGTGGTGGCATGTACCGTTCACCTTCGCTGCTGCCGCTTCGGCCTCGGCTTGGGTGGCTAGCTTCAGACCAGCGATTTCGAGTATCCATTCGGCGGTATCTTTGCGTTGAACGACTTTCCACTCGGCAGGCGGGGCGGGGGCTGGCGGACACCAGTTGTAGAGGAATCCGCATTGGCATTGGTAGCGACCTCCATCGTTGGTCGTGGTCGTACTGCCGATATTCACCCAACGATGGTCGCCGCACTGCGGGCATTTCGGCTCCCCCGTCCCCTCCACCGCTGCGGCTGGCTGGGGTGTGGCTGGTGGAAGTAATCCTTCTGCCACCATGCGAGCCTTGACGATTTTGAACTTGTCCACATGGTTGCGAATCGTTCGCAATAGGTTCCTGTATTGGGCAACGTCTTGGGCTAAGACCTGACTCCCGCGAGTCAAGTTCCCGTGTTCGTCGAACACGGTCCACTGATTGCCGTTTGGTTCCTTCTGTGCGAACCACGTCCCGCAATTGAGAGTGGTGTTCAGGAACGGGTCGGTGAAAATCTCATCCAGGGCCTTGATGGCTTCCCAGTCCCCCTCGCTCTCTGCTGCGGCTTTCCATGCGGCAGCCTCATCGTCTTTGGTAATCGGAATGCGGTGGTATTCTGTCCAGACGGCTGGTTCAGTCCCCTCCACCGCTGCGACTGGCGGGGCGGGCTGGGTACAGACTTTCGCGTGCATGTCGAGCAACTTCTGTAATTGGTCGCGGTCACGATGAAGCTCCTCCACCTGTAAACGTAGGGCGGCGTATCGCTGGCGGAGGTCGGCTATCTTGCGATACTCGCTCATTGCTTGTCCTCCACGATATTAAGTACAGTCATGTAAACAAACTTAGCAGTGTTTACTCGTAGTTTTGTTTCGTTGATTTCACATTCATTATGTCGTTTGAGAACTTCAATCAACAGGTTTGGGCGAATGGTAAACTTGATTGGTCTTCCTTCGTACCGCAGTTTCTTTTCTTCTTTGTACCATCCGCTGATGCTTTGCCCCTTTAGTATCAAACGATCTTCTTCCAGCGAAACAGTAATTAAATCTTTTTCGGTATTCTCTGCCGAAAAGATTTGGGCCTTCTCTGCTGCTTCGCTTAATCCTTGTGGTAATGTAACACCTTCGGCATTTTTCATTTCATACACTGTATCAAGCGACGAAAACTCATTTAAGTCTTCGGTGTGCCGCCGACAAGAAATTATCAACCCATTGGGGTTCCTAAAGTGAAGCCAGGCTCCCGACTCGGACATTTCTGTCACACCTAAAGGAATGATCTGGCGAAGGGTAGATGCCTTAACAATCGTTTCTTCGGTAATCGTTGTTTTGAGCTTGTACCGAATTGCTTGGAAGTTGTCACACGCCTCCATAAACTTTGGATGTACATGAATGCAAAGTGTGGCGAACCCAACATCTTTCTTTGTGCCAGCACATTCATGTACCGCCGCCACGGCCTCTACAAAGTCGTCTGGTAGGTCAGCCCATTTCTTTGGTCGATCAATCGAGTCAATGGGCAGGCGAATTTCTGCATCTAAAGAAATTGCTGCAAGCCGTTTCTTTCCCTTGATAATCAATTCGCTCTCTTTAACCGAAATGTCAATTTCTTCTTCGGTCATTTTACTCAGCACCGCTAACAGAGGCTCAGCCTTAACTGCCGCAGTGATTTTCAAATTCACTGGTAATCGGCAAGCCACCTCTTCGTTGTAGGTATGCACCAAACCATCTCGAAACACAAAACAAGAAGTCTGCTCTACAATTTCTTGAGGCGACAATCCAGGACTTACCGACTCCAGTGATTGCAACATCTCTTCACGGCTAACTAGCATTTTGCATCCTCTTTCTTTTCTTGTGGCGTTTGAAGCGTTGGATCACTTCTCGTTGTCCTTCCTGTCGGCTCAGTAACTTTTCTTGTCGATGTTCCTCTCCACCTAACCGCATATCGTTGTAAGTCAACATCATATCTACAGATTCACCGAAACCCAAATACAAAACACGTTCTGGCAAATGCCTTCTGGAGATCATACCAGAATAGTAAAACCGAATTCCTTCTTCGGTAAGTGGTAGTTGCTCTAGGTCTTCGTAGTAAACCCCTTGGGTATCGAAGACTGTGTTTTCCTTCTGTACCTGGAACCGCCACGGCCACCGTGGTTGGCTCCTTTGCAGCATCCTATAGTATCGTAAGTTGGCTTCGATCCGTTCGGCATAGTGGTTGATAACGCCCCTGTCCCCGCCCTCGCCCGGTGTACCGAACGGCACGCCTAACATGGCAAGCCAACGGCGGACACGCTTTTGCTGGGCCTTACCAAGGAAGTCATAGTGGCATGTTTGGGTCGATGTTTCGGAAACATACAAAATCATTGGTGGTCGATTGTGTCTAGTTAAGCAAAATTCATCGTCAACTAAAGAAGGAACATAAATTGCTCCAAACCCAGACGCTTTAATCCACGATGCCGAATCGACACTCCACCACGGATATCTCGAAACCAGTTGCATTGAAGTCATAGCAAAGCCATGTACCTTCACAACGGGTGTCCTGTGTGGTGGTGGGCAGATGTAGCTGAACGCATTGTCTGCCCATCTAAAGTAACTCTTCTTCGACATCTTTTGACCAAGGCCACCGAACCCAAGAAAGTCGTATCCTTCCTTTAGGTACTTCTTAATCCAATGGATGGGTGTCCCTGCATGGATGACGGGGACGGGAACAATACCGTAATTCTTTTCAATGTACTTTTGGTTGTAGTACGAAATCTTGGGGTTGAAGATGGCATCCATATTTGCGAAGTAGGGAATGCAATCTTGGTTCTCTTTGACGAACGACGCATACTCATCGACGTATTCATAAAACACATCGGAGCGGTAAAACTCCCATTGCTCCTTATCAGTCAATCGAAAGTATTTCGGATTAGCCATTTCTGCTTCAGCTAGTTCAGTAGAAGATAGCTTTAGCAGATTCTCTAGTTGTTGGTCTGTCTTGGCACACTTTTCTAGCTTCTTCCGCATCACCCATTTCGTATAAAGACTATGGGCTCCCGAATCCAAAAACAGATCTCGGCTCGATTCGTCTTCAATACGCAGATTGTGCGAACGGGTCACTGGGAACCTCCTTGCCAGACTCAATGCCCATGATCTTCAATTGCCGTGCCCATGAATCATCGAATCGCCGGTAAATCCAACTTCGCATTTCAATTGACTTTGCTGTGTGAAGTGCTTCATTGCCATACACATGAAAGACATACCGCACGGCACGCATAGCATCTTTCTTATCTAGATGCTTATAGAGCATATAAGGATTCTCTCGCAGCGTTTCTGGAAAAGACCGGAAGTTGGGATAAACAGGGTAGCAACCAGCTACCGCAGCTTCCAACAAGGTGATGGCAACGAAGTCTTGGTCTGCTGTATTCATTTGCACTTTAGCTGTGCATAGTTCAGCATAGTATTCTTCTTTTGTCAATCCCTCTTTGAGAATGATATTCTTGGGCCACTTACGCATCGTATTTTTTAGCAACCCAAGCAGTTCTGGTTCATTGCTTCGCAACTCTTTGGCACCCGTACAGATTACAAAAGTAAGATCTTCTTTCTCTGTTAAAAGGGCATCAGCCACCAGCAAAAAGAAGTCTGGGTTCTTTTCTTTGTCCCAACGACTGGACCAGATGATCTTGTTCTCTCGTTCTGGCATTGGGTATGATCTTCCTATACGGAAGTCATTATACCATTTGGGCATCCGCTCCATTACTTCTTCGCTGTTAAATGGATGTCCTGTCACGTGGACCTTCTCGGGTGATGCAATTGCGTATTCCATTGGAGCACAATTCTGAACATCACACACTAAATCTTTTAGTGTTTGACAACACACGAAGATCCCATCAAGCGAGGCAGCAATACCCTTCTCAAACGGATTCATCCATTTTCGCATGGGGTACGTAAAGTCGAACTCGTCCACCGTCTGGGCATGAAGGAAGGCGTACATCTTCGGTTTAATGCCCATTAGATGAAACGCATAAGGAATGGCTTCAAATCCTGGGTGCCAGAAATCATCGAAGTAAATGGTGTCTTCGCTAGTTACCCCTCCTAGCTCGGCCAACTCCAGCAACCGCTTAGTTTGAGCGAACGCATAAGCCGCTCGTCCTACGCCGTCAACGACACTGCCCGTTTTAATGGCCCTAACTTCCATTTTGGGGTCGATACGCAGATACGGCACGCCTGCGGCCAGCCAGCGACGTTCTAGCCAGCCCGTTTTCGGGGCCGACCATTGCAAAGTGTATCTTTCGGCATAACTCTCGAGTGGCATGTAGAATAACATCAAGTCACCTTTGTTAAAAGACCGGCTAGTTCTTCGGGCCAGTTATGGTTGCCTTCCAAAAACACATCTTGGGCGTACAACGGATCGTCCAGCTGACTAACAAAGCATTCTTCGCCACCTGGCTTTTTCCAAGTAACTGTTCCTGCTCTGGTATCTACCGTTTTATCATAAGCAACAACAGCGGGGCAATAGCCACCAAGACAAACTACATTCATTCCAACAAAAGCATTGCTTGAAAGGTCTTCTGATACTTTCTCGTGATTGTACTCAACGTACATTTCACTTCCACATTCTCGTGCTGCTTTAGCAAGGAATCGCAAAGTCGATTCTTTAATCAAATGATTGTTTCCGGCACCATAGTAAAATTGAAATTTATACCTGTCCTTCAAAGCAGGAAGAAGTGATTTCAACACTTCTGTAACTCTATGTGCCGTAACGGAACCAGGAATAAATAAAGTCAATTGTTCTCGAAAAGGCCCTTCTACTTCTAGGCCGATAAAAATACGAGAATTCAACTTCATCGAAGGTAGCTTGTTAAGTTCGGTTCTTGTCCAATACTTGGGCATCTCTATCACTTCTGGATCTTTTGTTACCCAAGCACCATTCTCACCATCTTCAGAAACCTCAACCATATCGCACTTAAAAGCGATCAATAGTTTTTGGGCTATCTGTTCACAAGAATAGTCAAATTGCCCAGCAAACCAAACTTGAATGTAATCTTCGACTTGGCGTTTAAGCAAAATGAATTCAACTTGTCGATCATCGTGAGTAACACGTTGCACCAACTTCACATGAAAAATATGGCGATGCCATTCACGAAGAAATGCCACCTCATCGGGGGCATCTTTCCAACGATGGATTCCTTCAAATTCTGTACGGCAAAAAACGTATTGCATGGTCCACCTACTTGGCTCGAATGTCCGTAATCTCGACGGTAGCAGTTAAGTTCTGATTCACATGAAAAATAACACAACTCACACAATGCGTAGCATTCACCGATTGTTTGGCTTCTTTCATCAAAGCTTCTTTCAAAAGCATAATATCCACAGGCTGAATATAACTCACTTCTGTCAACAAACCATCTTTGTCAACAGCATGTTTCAAACTGTGCATATTCTTTTGTATATTAGCAGCAATCAACAAAATGTCGTTGTGTTCAAAACTTACAATGGTCTTTACCTTAGCCATTTGTATCCTTTCAAGAATTAATCAACGAGTACAGTTCTTGTCTTGTGGCCGGGTCTCTCTTAAACACACCCTCTAGACTCGACGTCACCATCACGCTATTTTGTTTCTGTACGCCCCGGCATACCATACAGAAGTGCTTTGCTTCCAATATGCAAGCCGCTCCCTTGGGTTGCAAGTGTTCCATTAAAGCGGATACCACTTGTTGACAAATGCGTTCTTGTATCTGTAACCGCCGAGCATAAATGTCAAGCACACGGGCCAGCTTAGACACCCCTATCACACGTCCATTAGGAATGTAGGCAATGTGGGCCTTGCCAAAGAATGGTTGCATGTGGTGCTCACACACACTGTAGAACTCGATCTCTTTGAGCAGTACCATTTCATCGCAAGCACCATCTTCAAACACTTTCATTTCATCAGCAGGATTTAATAGGTAGCCGCCAAAGATCTGGTCGTAACTTCGCACCACTCGCAACGGCGTGTCTTTTAATCCCTCTCGCTGCGGATCTTCCGAAATGTATCCAAGCAGGGTTTCAACTGCCTTCATTGCTTCTATTGTCATTGTCATGGTCTTCATCAGTCCAATCCTATGATTTTGTGAATCTGCAAACAAAGGCGATAATCATATTTGCTACAGACACGAATGGCCTCCTCCAGATTTTCTTGATTAAGAATCGGATCTTGTTCATCCAGTGGCTGAATGTAAATGGGAACAAGAGGAGACCAACAAGACGGACGGGCTACCGCAGTGTGGCGTCCTAATGCAGAAGTGGGCAGACCATCTATATCAGATATGAACCCCTTTTGAACAACGTACTTGTACGCTTTGATGTGAGGTAACAAAGCAGTAGCAAGAAAAGGAGTCTTTGGGCTACACACTACCGTGATTTTATCATAGGGGACATTGTCGCGGTACAACATCCCATTGGTCTCGACTTGAACAGTGAACCCCAAATCAAGCAAGTGTTGACAAAAGGGACCAATGTCTTGGCGGAATGGTTCGCCACCTGTAATGACTACCACACCAGAACGGCGAGTAGCGTACACTAGACCAGATAGATTGTAGGCTGTGTACGGCATACGAACAGACGTGTAGTCCGTGTCGCACGCTGGACATTGGATGTTGCACCCTGCTAAACGAACGAAGACAGCAGGACTGCCAGCATAAGGACCTTCGCCTTGAATAGTAGGCCACACAGAATGAACCAGCAACGTATCACTTGTTGATATTGGTTCGGGTCTTTGTTGGTTGGGCTGCATCTTACCTCCTTGTTTATAGGGGCCTACGCTACAGTATCGTAATGAGCCTAACGGCAACAGCCGAAATCGGCCCAGCAGTTTGGAGTTTCATAAAGCCGAAGGTTTGACACCGCCACATGCTCGGGAACAATGTCGTCACAAATACCGAATAGAATCTCTGCTAGGTTCTCTGCGGTCGGGTTGCAATTCAACATGACAGGAGGCTTGGGGCCAAAGATAGCCTTAAATGCGTTTTGTTGAAACGTTTCTTTTGTGGCTTTGGTAGCAAGGTCAGTAAGAATGCCTTCAATGTATTTGAACACCGGGTCCTCATCAAACAACAACATCCGATGATCCCAGTTAATATCAATCCAAGTACCAATCGTTTTTTTGATCTCACCAAAGTCGATAACACGTCCTAACGGGTCGAGCGTGGGCGTTGTCATTGTTACTTCGGCAACGTAGCGGTGTCCGTGTAGGTTGGCACACTTGTTCTCGTGACCAACAACACGGTGCCCAGCATCAAATTCAAACTTCCGTGTAATTGTTATCATTGTGATTCCTTTAGGGAAAAGAAAAGAGCCGGGAGGGTTCATGGCCTCCCGGCTCTCGTAAGACATCGATCCGAAGTTACTTCTTGGCCTTGGCCTTCTTCGCCTTCTTCGCACCAGCCACCACGTAGCCTTCGTCGGTCTTCTCGACGAAACCACGATCGATCATCGCACGGAGATGTCCCGTGATCCGAGTGTTGGGCAGCTTCGTAGCCTTGGCGATCTCTTCGACAGTCGCGGGGTCTTCGCTGATCTCAGCGTTAATGTCCGCGGCTTGCGAACCAACACGGCAATTGAACGCGTCCTTTTCGACGAGTTCTTTCTTTGCCTTGGCAGGCTTGTCAGCCTTGGCCTTCTTGGCAGGCTTGGCCTTCTTCTTCGGAGCTTCGTCCTCTTCCTCGTCGGTCTCCTCCTCGTCGGTCTCCTCCTCGTCGTCGTCACTTTCTTCTTCGTCGTCGTCCTCTTCCTCGACAACCTTTTCCTTCTTCGCTGGCTTGGCAGCCTTCTTGGCGGGCTTCTCTTCTGCCGCATCGGCCACAACGAACAAACCGTCTTCCGATTCGATGGCAGCGAGGATCTTCTTCAACAAAGCCTTATTGGCCTTGTCTGCCGGTTGCTTCTGCTCCGGCTCGTCAACCAAATCGCCAAGTCGCTCCAACTTGGCAAGGATTCGTGCATCCTTCCACTTTTCGGCGGTCTCAAAATCCATCGAAACCAACAAACCAATCGCTTCACTTCGAGTAACGTCCATCGCAAGGTCTCCAATTACAGGTACGTACCAAAAACTGAACAAAGATACTTACGAACACGGCCCGTGGGGGTGGTTCGATTGCGTCTACACCCTAGCATCGTAACCTGCCGGGGGCAAGATCCAAAATTTTAAGATTTTTTGGCGGGTATTTTTTGCCCGCATCTTGCTATATAATGCCAAACGCCTATTTGGTCGATTCGCTCGAATCGACGCGGACGCGGCTAAAATAGCGATCTTATGGCCGGGTTAGCAACCGCCAAGCAACCGGCGAAATAGCAGCAAACGTTCTCGCTGTAATGCCCCTCACGTCGCACCACCCAGTTCAACCTACTAACCCCTATCTCTTTTTCTTCGGCAGATTGATTGATTCCAATACAACCAGTAAGGTGAGCCAACTTTCGTTTGTCTTCGCTAAAGTGAGATCGAGTAATGACCCAAGCATTGTAAGATGCGGCATCTGTTTGCGATGCTGTAACCACCAAACAATGACGAGATTGCGATAACCCTCGCAATGCCTTCCAGGTGGAATTGATTTGGTCTCGACTATCGGCACCACCACCAAGAATGTTATGCAACATGATATCAGCATAGTCGATAACAATGATATCAGGCGACCAACCCTGACGATCCCAGTCTTTGAGAATCGAATGAATACCTGGAACACTTAGCGTCGAGTTGGGATGGCATGATAGCCGCAGAAGCGATTCTTTGCTACGAACCTTAGCCAGCAAGGTTTCATTGCACATCTTGTATGCTTCTTGCCAGCTAAGTTCATTTTTGAAATTCACCCGTTTATGTTCAACTGAAACTGCTCTTTCGTTTTCGATTCGACTCATCGAAAGTGGTACTTGTATTTCTTCGGCTCGCAAAGGTCTATTAGCTGCTCTAGCCATAAACCTTAGCATCATTTGGCCTTGGCTTAGATCGCCAGTCTGAAAGAAAGCAACACGTCTACGTTGCAACAACCCTCTCCATGCCATGTCTAACAGCCAAAACGTCTTGCCTCGCTTCTCTGGTGCGAAGAACGAAATGAATCCATCTCGCTCTAAACTGTCGCCAAAGAACTTTCCAGCTCCTTTGGGGTATACGATCAGCGGTTCCTTCTTTTGCTCGAATGCCTGCTGGATGGCCATCTTATCTTGTAACACATCAATGCCAGCACCAACGCCCATCTCAAGGTTATCAAACGATGTTACTTTGGACAAGGCTAAAGTTGCATTCCCATCATCGAGATCATCGGTCAACCCATCAGCTAGCCTTCGCAACTGCACCTGACGAAAGTGTTCTGCTGCCGAGTCTATTACAAATTGGGCATTTAGGCTCTGCTTGAGGGCAGCGTACTCACCTGATATGTTCTCGAGAAACTTTTCAACCAACTGTACCGTTTCTTTGTCTTTGCTTTTGCCTGCCCAATTCTCGAACATCCCCTCTAGGTCCTTGCGTGGTGGTTTCTCATACTTGTTGAAATACCGCACACACCACGATCCAACTAGGTTGCACCACTTCGAGCGAAACAACCCTTCTTTGTTCCACTTGGATGCTACACGCGATAAAACTTGTGGATCGACCACCATCCCTATTAAGATTTGACGTTCAACGGAACCATCTCGACGGTCAATTTTCATATTTTAAGAACTCCATTAGTGTGTTCCACATCTTGTAGTCTCCACACCATTCAGTAGACCAATCGCTTCCCTCTCCACGAAACCGAGATGATTCAACAGAGAACGCCATCTTTAGTAAATCACCGTGCCACTCTTTCCAGTTGTTTATTCGCACATTCGTATTGTGCATCCAATTCTCTGCCCAGATAAGTGGCGGTCCCAATTTACCATCTACGAATTCTGCGAACCGCAGTAACCGTTCTGGATACTCTTTGGGAGGTTCTCTTAGTCTACGATTTAGTTCAACAGCATTCGTTACACTGATTTGGATGGCAGCTTCTAGGTCTTTGGCGGAACCTTTAGGCCAGGGAAATCCTTCTAAGCGTTTGGCAATCCGCTCCGCGTCTTTGCCAACGGCAACTTGGGCGGAAGCTGAATGGATTTCTTTAGCAGCACAAATAGCTTCATATTTTGAATGAAAAGACGAAGCTGCATACGCTTGGGGCATTCTTTTAATTTTACCTATATGACTACAATACCAATCCAAGACCTCTTGAAGTTCCTTTTGGGATACGTTTTTTTGTTTTCTTAGAAGAGCAAAGTGTTTAGCCCATGTGGATTGGGTATACTTATGAGCTACGTTTGCTTTGCAGCAAGCGGCAAACAGTTGCTCCGCCATTAGCATATCGCATTCTGCGACTGTGCTAAGTTTTTTGTTAAAGACTTCGTCTGGTAAGAAACCTTTGTATGCCATTGTTTTTACCCCCTAAGACTTTGATTTTTTCCCCTAACTTTATACATAACTTTATAATACATATTATATGGGTGCTATGTATAGCACTTTGAAGTGCTATACATAGCACTTTGAATGCGATCTTTGTGCTATGTATAGCACTTGTCTCGTGGTCGTCAACCATTTCTTATTTTAAGGTCGCTTTTGTATCTTTCGAGTGTTTTGTATGCTGTCACAAAGTAGCGAGATGTCTCTCCATTGTGAGGTGCCCAATACTTTTTAATCAATCCTAATTCAAGTAAGCGACTTATACATAGTTGTGTATGCCTTGGACTTAGGTTCATAAGTCTTGCTAATGTTGCATTCTTAGCATAACATCCATGTTGCTTGTTCTTATTTACCAAACTATTGATGATTGTCAACAATACTAATTCTGTTGGTGTTATCAATCCCTGTTCCAAAAGATCAAAAGCTTCTTTGGGAATAAAACTTCCCTCCCACTCTCGTTTTGAATCGTCCATGACTTAATCCTTTATTTTTGGGTCCCAAATAAACAAACGAACTGTTCTATCAGCTGCTCGTTTTTGTATCAATTGTTTCATTTTACTCATTAAACGAATTCGTTGATGACATGTCATCCAATTTCTTTTTAGAAACTTTCTTAGTTCGGCATAAGAGCATCCCCAGTCGTTTGGATCTTTGCTTTGTGAATTACGATCTTGTATCGTCGCCACTTGTATTAAAATTTCAACATCTGTTTTTGTAGATCGTGGAGACGAAATATACTCCATTGTTTTTTCACTAAGCGATACCCCATTAAACGATGACATCAATACACCCCTTTCGGTTGCGTACCTTACCAGAATAATAAAACCCAGTCTACCCCCCTGTTTTGGGGATGTTGTAAACAACACCCCTAGTCCATACTTTACACTCTTATAAGAATCGTTTTCGCAACACTTCTATCTCTGCTTCCGGCGAAACACCGGGGTCTTTTCCACTTAGAACCACGTTGTACGTGTCTCCATTAAAGACCGAAAGTATGTCGCACAAATCATTGGCTCGTTTCTGTGCTCTCGGTTCATTATCGAAGCAAATCACCCGAACCGAATACTTCGACATTTTGAGAACTTGTGCTCTCGAGAACCCGACACCACAAGTTCCCACTGCACCAGGTCCGATTCTCCATACATCGAAAGGTCCCTCAACCACGATGCAACTGTGCCGTGCAAAGTCTTCTCCATACAAAAGACTCTTATGCGGCCTGGATTCTTGTTCCAAACTAGCCGAGACGTACCGCGTCTGTACTTCATCGCTAATGCTCCTTGTGGTCCACGAAACAATTTCACCCTTGTAGTGAATTGGAATAAACAACCGCCATTGAAGCCGGTGGTTCGCTCCAATTCCTTGTACCCCCCAAAGCTGTTCAATTCTTTTTGGGTTGTACCCTCGCTGTCGCAGATACTTGCGATGCACCGCCCCCATCGGTTTAACGCCACTAGGCAACCGTAGTACGCCGCTGTCCCGCTTTACTTGCGGCATAGGTGCCAAACTAGCAACCATTGCCACTAACTCGGGATAGGGTCGCTTTAGCAGCTTCTGCAATACGGGCATTAGCTTCTGCGGTCCACACCTCCAACAGTTGCAATACTTGCCGACAGTATTGAAGCCCATGTAGAGATGTCCTTCACATAGGGGGCAATCAAACTGTATCCATCCAGGGCGGGTGTGGCTCCCTTCCGTATGGGCTTCCACACCCGCTTCTCGTAGTACATCGACTATATCCATTTATGCCTCCTGCCGACGGTTTTTCCGATTCATTTGCTTTTGCAAAAGACGTTGACGTGTCCGACGTTCTTCACGGGCAATCGCCTCTTGTTCGGCCAGCAACGCATCTTCCTTTTCTTGTTGAATACGAGCCTTTCGGATTTTGATACGACGCATCTTCTCTTTTGCCATATCAGTACGTTCTCCTTCTTCGGCTGTTTGCACACAGCGTTTCATTAGATTGAGAACTTGTTCGGTCATTGAGACGCCTCGACGGCGACACCATGCTTTGAAGTCATCTCGCAGGGAAGTAGGAACACGACGCAAGAACAATACCGTTTCATTATCTGCTGTTGACATAACTAACTCCTTAGTGCTTTGGTCAATTGGGTATGAACATCTAACGTGTCTTCGGCAAGGCCACCATCCAACGCGGTGTTGGAGATGCTTTGCTTCTTTTCAATAATCTTAAGCAGCTTGTCTTCGATAGTTCCTTTCGCAAATAGGTAATAGCACATGACAGATTGTTTTGTTCCAATTCGATGCGTTCGGTCTTCTCGTTGAAGGTGGTAGGCAGGCGTCCATCCAAACTCCACCATTGCTACAGTAGAGGCAGCACGACCATCCCATCCTTCACCAATGTTGGTGATCATCATTCGAATCTTTGGGTCTTTGTTAAACTGCAAAACGGCATTGTCGCGTTTCCTTCCTTTGATGCTACCATCCATCCGTAGGCTAAGGTTTTCATAGCGTTTGTGTAGTTCTTCGATGACGTCTCGGTGTCTGGCAAATACAATGATCTTGCCATCGGATTCTTGTAGGAAGTTGTCGAGCCATTCATGTACTGCTTTCATCTTTAGCTTGGCAGCCAGTCGAATCAAGTATCCTTGCTTGACAATCTCTTCATTGCGTCTGGCTTTCTTAACTTTGGAATTCCCCAGGCGTTGCATGGCTAACCATGTAAAGAAGTCTTTCACTGCCTTGTCGTATTCTCTAATACTCGAAAGAGGCAAGGGCACCATCGTTCTCATTTTGCTTGGCAAGTCTTTGATTACATCTTGCTTCAGCCTTCGCACCATGCAAGTGTTGCTGAGTATGTCGTGCAGTTCTTTAAGTCGCTTGCCTCCTCTATAGCGAATGTGTCCACGGTAGATTGCTTGATAACAATAGCGAACGCAGAACGGATGGTAGTTCTTAAAGATTTTTACGTCTGGCCGCAAGATGTTTAACACGGGCCATAGTTCGGACGGCTTGCTGACTAGCGGGGTGCCACTAAGGGCTATCACGTGCGGACAGCTTGCGGCTAGCCTGCGGAATGCTTTGGTTCGTTTGGCTTTCGGGTTGCTAAGATAATGGCATTCGTCGGCAATGATAACCGCTGGTTTGATGTTGTGTAGGTAAGGGAGCCAGGCTTCGAGGATGTCATAGTTGAGTATGAGAATGTTTCGGTGCTTAACAAAACCATGAGAACTGTAGGGCTTACGTCCTTCTAATACTTCGCTTCTTAGTTGGAAGTGCATCTTCGCTTCGCGTTGCCAGTTGTACTTCAATGAGGCCGGACAGACAATCACAATGGGAGTTAGTTCCGGGTGCTTCACCGCCCATAGCAAGGCTTGGAATGTTTTACCCAATCCCATCTCGTCGGCTAGCAGAGCACGCCCGTTAAACTCTTCTATTTTGTGTACACCAGTTCTCTGGTACGGTAATGGTTTTGTCATCAACTTCATTTGTGGCTTCCATTCATGTTTCCTAGATTCACCCGGATAGGGTATCTCGACCGCGAAAGTTTAAGGGCGTGTAAGTAAGAGGCTTTCTAGGTTCTTCGTCTGCCCCTAGATACCAACGAATGTGGTCCTTGCAAAAACACTTGCCTACAAGCGATGCTCTGACTACTCG